GCCTGTCAATGTGTTGTACATGGCCTGTTGTAACTCGGGCAAGGATGTTTGTACGCTCGTCATAGCAGGTTACTCAACTTATCCATAAGATGCTGCCCAGCTTGTTGGTATGCAGGAGTTAAAAAAGGTTGGGCAGCCATTCGGCGAGTACCTAGCTCGATAAAAATCCCGTAGGACACATTGGTATCCACCGTGCAGCTCAAGTTGCCAGGATGATACAGGATGCTATTCCTGAGTCTGCCAGTGTCCACTGGACATGCCTGCTTTGCGAGCTTCTGGCATTCGATGCCCGCGCCTTGTATGGCTCTATTGGCTTGTGCAGCTATGGCGGCATTGGTCAAATCAAGCTTTGCCAGGACTTCAGAGAGTCCGACAACCTCAGTAGAAATGTTCATCTATTTGCGCTCCATCGGAGGCCACGGTTTGATTGGTTGCCAGCCGCGCATTTTCGCCTGCTCGTCAATCATCTTCTTGACTTCTTCGCGAACAATCTTGCGAATAAGCGCAATCACTTCATCTGATAGCTCTGCCATGTTGCTTGCTCCTTCTTGCTAGTGCAATGATCCGTATGTCTGTAGTTCTTCACAGAGCATCTCTATTGTTGTCAGTGCCTCCGCTGGCACATGCACGCTTCGTATGTTGTAGACGCGCTGACCATACTGCCCACGCATGATAGGCGTAACATTTATTGATGGCCTATATCTCAGCAACACTTTCACCCACATATTTGAATACACTTGACCAACCATCCATGCCTCTCTGCCCTTCCACGGTTCAATGTGCGCCCAGGTTGATACAACTGTTGACCATGTGCGCGTAAAGCCGCCTTCACCATCTGCACTATCTACCGGTAAAAGCAGTGAGAAACGTTTGTTAAATGCGCCCGATGCGACGGTTGTGTCGGCTGGTGAGAGTACGTCTGGCATGTGGTTTTACCCCTTCTTCATCATTATGCTTTCTCTATCCAGTGCCATGTCCCTGGCTCTTTGTCTTCTGAATAGTGAACCGATGTTCGCCAGATGCTATTCTGCGTAATCTTGATTATCGCCTCATGCCCACCTGCGTTAATAAGATGAGTCACTTCAAACCCGTCGTTACTCCCATCGGTAAAGACTTGCAGTTGCACAAGCTCGTTTTCTTGCTTCCAGTCTCGTACGACGATAGCCGGACGATGTGCGCCTTTACTCCTGCCGCTCTCAAGTACATAATGCACGACTCTGCCTTCTATAAGTCCATCCATATTTACACCCAATCCACTCTCTTGCTCAGAAACTTATTCACTAATGCCTGTGGCACGTCCTGGCCTTCCCTAAATTGATACCAGTACGCAACTAACTCATAGACCGCTTGCAGGATGTCCGGCGCTGTAGCGTAGCTATACACCGCGTCGTAGCCTGTCCAATACACAAACTTCCAGAAGTTAGCCGTGACGGGGTCCTGAAAGTAGAATCGCGCCGGCTCCGATGTGTCATCAATCCAGGTGTTATGCGTGCTCAGATTGTAATCTGTCCAGTCGTCGAACGCCGTGATTTTTGTTTGGACTGAAACCGTTTTCGATGTTTGCACAGGCGGCATTGCCAGGTCGTGATAATACTGTGCGGGTCCGAATGGATTAGCACCTAACTGCTCATTGTAGATATACCAGTTTGGTCCTGGCTTAATCGGGCCTGAGAGCACGCCACCGTCAGGCCGGGCAAGTGTGTCTATCTGCTGAATTTGCTGAGTAGCGATTGCACGGCCTGTCACCGTCTCCCCGTACGCACGCGCGCGCGTGACGAGCGCGTCAATGAGAATATCATCATCCGAGAAATCGACGCGCAAGTACGTCTTTGCGTCACTGAGCGCAATAGGCTCTATCGTTGGCGGTGTCAAAACCTTGAACGCGCTACTCATAGTTCAATAGCTTTCTACTTTCCCAAAATGGATAGTGTGCCTGTAACGGCGTAACCATTGGGATTTACCAAATCAACTTGTATCTGACCTCCAAATGAGTAGTTAGCACTTAGACCAGACCCAATACTCATTGATATCAGGCCAGTCGCACCATTGCTGTAGTTCAGGTTACTCAGTGCTTGGCCCGCTGAACCACTAGCGGCAATTCTCGAAATCTTAAAGGAGTAATCGCTAGTACCACCAATAGCTGATGTCATGTCGAAATCTACCGCTAGTTCACACATATCACCGACATCAAGCAGTCCAGATGAATAAGACGTGGCGCTGGTCAATGTGGCATCCAGAACCGTTCGGGTATTTGTTTTATATGTCCCCACTTTTACTCCTCGGTCCAAGTTATGTTGATATCGAAGGCCGCGCCTGTTGTCGTAACGCCATTCAAATTCACGGCAACCACCTCGGCAATGCCACGGATAACATATTCTTGTTCTGGCCTATCCCCGAAATTCAAGAACAGTTTTTCAGGGCCAGTTGTCGCTGTCCCAGGAGCTGACAGGTACACATATTCCGCTTTTAAATTACCAACAAGCGTTCCAAGCGTACCAGGGTTGGCAGTGTACGCCTTCACAGTCGCAGTGGCCGCCGCGCTAGTGGAGTCATGCGGTACTGCGGTCGGCGCTGTACTTGTACCGGTCAAATTTGCCGCTGATCGTTTCAGCAAAACAACCTGAACAGGTACGGCGGTCGTTGCCTGTCCATTCACCTCAACACGCGTGATACGAACGGTCTTCGTTGCACTGCCTGTGAGCGTAAAAATGTCAGTTGCCGATGCTGCCGTAACAAGACCTGTAATGCTCGCTGAGTAGGTTGCCTTTTGACCGTCTACGGGCGCAGCATTGTTCGCAGGAACGTCAGGGGCTACTGGATAAGGCATGATAGTTTAGTCCTTTCTTTCCTGCTAGACCGCGCTCGGCGCAATGCGTGGCCGACCGGCAATGATCACTGCGTCAAAGAGCATGTTTGACGAAGATGAGGTAGACGTAAGGCGGATATACCGTTTATTGCCGATATAGCCAATACGCCAATTGATCGCGGTGCCAGCAGATGAAATTGCCGTTGCCTGTGCATTGCCCACTCGCACAGGAGTATGATCAGTGGCACTTGTGGCACTCCAGGCGATCAAGTCAGCATTGGCAACCGTGGTAAATGTCGAATTATCCGCCGATTCTTCGATGACGGGTGTGAGGGTCCCACTGGTATAGGTGCCAAGGATCATCTGAACAAGCGCGCCGTCAAAGCCTTGCAGGTCTACGCCCGGACTGGTTTGAGTGCTAGTGATCGATGGAACCGCTGTGATGCCGGTATAAATCGATCCTATTTCGGATACTACATCTCTTGCCATGTGTGTTATCTATCTTTCTATGCTTCTTGCATTTCTTGCAACTAGTTGACCTTCAAGAATCTCAGGGCCTCCGGGATAAGCACATCGCCACCCACACGCATTCTAGCGATAAAACCGACCAGGCCGGTTTCTGCATACAGCTCGTTCAATTGGCGAATGTTCATCGTCACGCGGTCAACGATCATGTACTGCTTCAAGTCCCCAGCAAGGAGCGGATATTTACCAGTGGCAATCTCGTCCATGTCCGGCATGGTCGCGTAGGGACGCCCGTAGATGGTGCCAGGCAGGTCAGATGCGCCGAATGGCATCCACAATGGGCGTGACTGTGCATCTTTGAACAGGCGCGCAGTCCAGAGCGTGCCACGAGTTAGAATGTAGCTTGCGTTGGGTTCCCACGCTTCTTTCAAGTCTCCGATGATGTTCAAGAAGTCGTCAGCAGTGATTTTGCCTACCGCACCGGTTGAAGCAACATACGGGACAGCATCGATAACATTGTTTTTGCCCGCGCTACCGCCTGTATAGCCGCTAGAAGCTTTGAGTGGATAGCTCTTGATACCGCGCGGCTGTCCAACGCCCGTACCGTTGATGAACGCAGTTCCTTCTGTCTGCGCAAAGACAAGCATCAAGCGTTCCTTGATCAAGCCTTCAAGATCGAACATGCTATCTTCTAAGTTCTGCTCGGAGACTTTCAGCAAGCCACGCATCTCGTGCACGGGGATATTGATCATGTGCACACCGGGATCTGTAGAAGCGGTAAATGACGACTGCTCCGTTGCCCAGTATGCCGACGCGTCGGCTGCCAGGCTAGGCATCTTCACGGATTCACCGCTTGTAGGCTGTATCCGGCAAAGTTTGCGCATGCCAGAGATAAGCAATCTGTACTCTTGCAGCTCGTCGATGAAGTCCTGCGCGGCAAAGAAACCGCCAGTCGTCGCATCTCCTGCATAGAGTGCTTTGCGCTCTTCCGGCATGTACGCATGCACCACCAACGCTTTTTCTTCGTCGTTGAGCATCGTGATATTGCCTTGCTTACGCATGGCCTTGATAAACGCCTTGTGCTCGCGGCTCTTCTCCTTGCGGTTGGCAGCAAGACCAGGCCGCGACGCTTCGATGCGCGCGGCATCAACATTTGCCATCAATTCGTCAATGCGCGTGTTCAAGCGGTCGGTAGTTTGTTTCTGCTCAGCAGGCAAGTTCGCAGTCTTAGAGGCAAGCTCTTCGCCTATCTTCTTTTGCTCTTTGTCGATGAGATCAATACGCCCGTTTATCTCTGAAGCAAGCGTCTTGACTTCATCCATGATGTCTACCAATGTCGGCATCTTCTTATCCTTATGTCCTACTTTGTATGCTCAATAATAAATGTTTAGCGAACGGCGCGTAAGTTCCTCAGAGTGGTCAGAGCGGCATCTACTTCTTGCTCATTCCCGGTATCACTCTTGCGTGATGAGCGGTCCTGAGCGCCACGTGCACGATTGTGCGAGGTGGCTTGTGATTTGCCTTCTTGCCTATCACCTGCATCGCCTGGGTCCGTTCCGTACGCTGGCTCGCTGCCTTGTATGATGGTAGCAAGGTCGTTAGCGGCGCTGTGCACGGCTTTTGTGTGCTCTTTCATAGCCGCCATTGCGGTATCAGCCGCGTCGTGCAGGCCGTCAGCAGATGCCTGAATTTTATCGGCATTGCTGGCGCTAATGGCGCGGCCTGCTTTCCTGGCAAGTCTGCGGCGTGAGGACATGTAGCCGCCATACATGGGGTACGTATCACCGCCGTTGTGTATGGTGCTTTCCGATGGGTTAAAACTGAAGTCGTTATCAGAGAGATATTGCGACAAGCCACATTCGACGGCCTGTACAACGAACTTACCCATGACCAGCTCTTTAAAGGCATCTAGCGCGTCGCTAATGTCCGTTTGCACCGTATCACCAATGACAAAAGCATCGAAGATAGCGGCTGTGAGCGAGCACACATACACATCCTGCCAGTCTTCCAATAAGTCTTCTGACATCTCTTCGTTGTAGTGCTCTAAGAGTGTTTTCTTTTGCATGGAACGTTTCCCTTTGCCATCACCCGACCATGGTGGGGTAAGTTGTGGATCGTCTGAATACTTTTTGTTGATTCTTGAATAGAGTGTTTCGACTTTGCCTTTGAGTCCATCGGGAGCTGACGCGCCGCGTGACCCCTGGATAGCGCCAGCGATAGCCTTTACAGCGCCTACGCAGATATGTGGACTATCACCGACATACCAGAATGGATAGCTATAGTCGCCTTTTTTGCTCCCGTCGCCGTCTTGCACCATGAAATATTTCTTGGCAGTAGAGGCCGTGATAGTGCCATCATCCTTTGCAGCGGCGTCCCATATTTGTTTTTCTGCCTTGCCACTATCCCAGGACTCGTCACGCGGTCCGATAGGACCTGATGTATTGCCTGTGATCGTTTTTGTGTACATGTGTTTTACATTCGTCACCATTGCCTCCGGATTCATTGGAAACGTAACCACACTGCCTTCCCATAACCTCACTTCCAACAAGTCACGTACCATCTGACCGTCAGCATCTTTCACATACTCCGATTGCAGACAGTCATAGCCCATACTCTGCTGAAAGATATAGCCTTTTTTGAGACCGCTATATGCCTCTTGACCTTGCTGCACATCTAAATCTAGTTGTATCTCGACAAAGAGACCAATAGTGTCCTCTTTAGCATCTGTATACCCGCCTATCGGCCTATTCGTGTCATGCTGCCATAAAAGCGGCATCAAATACTTCATGCTATGCTTTTGCTTATAAGCAAACTTGTTCTGAAGTGTCCGTTTGAACGCGCCGGGCCTTACTCTATCCCCGCCTTCATCCACATTGTCAAAAGTGCTTAAATAGCCTCGTACAATGCCTTGAGCATCATCGAAATCCTTTATCTG